GAATTACTTTCTAATATGTCTTAGAGCAGTTAGGTTTATTGTTAACCATTATCTACTAGCCCTCACCGTTTTGTTTTGTTTTTCGGTGGGGGCTTTTTTTACTTCATTAACTGTTGTATTCTACCTAACCCCGGAGTTGCAGACATTCTTTGCTCTGAGAATGGATTAAGAAATTGAAGCACAGCACTTTTAGCTTCGTCTTGGGACTCCATAGCTTTCTGTAATTTCTCTTCGTTTTTACCTTCTACAAATCCACCAATACCTCTAGATATTAAGTACTTGTTCAAATAGTTTCTTTTTCTAGCAAATCCCTTGCGAGTATAAGTGTTATTATTCATCATAAGTGCTTCTAGCAACTTAGGATCCTTCATAGAATCGTTTAAGATCTTTATAACTTCTCCTTTGTGTAGGTTCATTAAAACCTCTGTTGCAGTTCTTTTACCGGAAGCAACTGCCATAAGTGCACCCGGTCCAGAAGCTAACTTACCAGTAATAATACCAGTTCCAATTGCTACAAATTGTTTAAAGAAACTTTGTTTCGCAAGAGCATTAGCTGCTGATACTTTAGACTCAGTAAGCTTGTATTCATTATACTTCTTTAACTCCTTTACAAATTTGTCTACGTTCTTTATCTCGGATGGATCAAGTACTAAATCGATAGCTTGTTTTATTTCTGGATTTTTGAGTACACTTTCTACTGTAAGTAACTCAAAATCTCCGCTTTTTGTTCCGAAAGAAGATATGTATTCATATACTGAATCCTTAACACCTTGAAGTACTTCTTGTTTGTTTACTCCAGCTTGCTTGAATGTGTTTATTGGGGATTTATTAATTAAATCCAATAGCTCTTTCATTTCTCCAGCTGGGTTTCCTCCACCTAGAATGCTTTTCATTCTGTTTGAACTAGAAGCTTCTATGAATTTACCAAATGACTTCTCACCTTTAGTTCCAAATCTATGCGAATATAAATCCTTTAAATCTTTTACTTCAGCTCTAAATACATCTGCCGTATCTTTTGCACTTTCTAATTGAGCTTTTAGTGGAGCGTATTCCGGAACATCAAGTATTTGCTTATAATCTCGCAAAAATTGCTGTGCTCTGTCGGGATTAATTACGCTGCCTTTACCAGTTGAGAAATCGGCGAATCGAGTGCGTATATAATCGTGCAATCCAGATTGTAATTGGAACTCCTCTAGTGTCTGTGGAGCCATTTCATCGGAACCCATTCTGCTTACAGCTTTAGTCAATTGCTCAAAGCTAAGTTTGCCCTCTTGTCCCTTCTTGAAAGTCTTTTTTAATATCAATGTAGGATCTATAGCCTCTGCACCTTCTCTAGAATAACTTAGCATTCTTCCTACTACACCTTTATTGAATCTCTCGTTTACCATACGAGATACATCTTTAGCTCTTTGTAATTCTGGTCCAGCTCCGGGTATCTTATCTAGATCTTCAAATATAGCTTTCCTTAGTTCTGTAGCTACTCTAGCTGTATTAAACTGTTTGTTAGATCTAGCAATAACCGCGTATTCCCCTAATGTACTGTAAAGACCGTAAAGATCTCCAACTGTATCCATTTTTCCGGGTTCAGACAAAAACTCGATTGCATCTGGTGGCATATCTTTGGCTTTTGTTTTTCTTAGTGATTTTTTTAATTCTTGAAAAGCTTTTCTAGAGTTAGGGTATTGGAATGCACTTTTATCTAAATTTGCTGCTAACCAAACTTCATTTTCAAGCCCTTGTGCTTGCTCTAATGATTTGTTTAATGATTGAAAGACTGATTCTTGTATTTCTTCAGCACTAGCATTTGGGCTGAGTTCACTGAGTTGTTGCAAACCCTTTTTTTCATTTAATGAAATTGAATTTTCTATAGATAATTTATGTCTTGCTTCTTCTGCTCTCAAGAAGTCAGCAGCATTTTTTACATTTTTTCTGTTTGTAAAATTCTCAGATAGATTTAATAAATATTCCTTATCTCTTTTGTTTAGTTGAAGAGTTTGTATTTCATCTACTAAAGCCCTTTCTAATGAAGTGAATCCTTCGTCTCCAGTAATTATTTCTAGAGGAATATTTCCGCTTTCGTATTGTCTTATAGTTTCGGCGATTTCATCCGGCGACTTAGTCGCAAAACCTTGTAGTAGGTCAGATGCTTTATTAAAGTTACTTTGACCGTATTGTTTAAGCAACTCTCCTCCAGTAACCTTTTGTACAACTCTTTTAGATAAATTGAAAAGCCCCGGAGTAAGAACGGATGTAAGACCTCCAGTAAGTCCTTGAGCCATCGGACCTCCACCTCTGTAAGCTACTTCAGTTTCAGCTCCTATACCAGCGGCTTCACCAGCTGTAAACAAAAGTGGTCTTTTTGCTATTTCTCCTACAACCATTTTATCTACAGTCCTCAACCCCGGAATTAATTTCAGAAAAGGTTGAGCCATCTTGTAGTAAGTAAGCATTTTAAGATACTCAGCGGACTTCTGTTTGGCTATTTCGCCTCTTTCAACTGGATCTTCTATATTAAGTGTATTCTTAATATCTGCTCTAATCTGATTGGCGATGTCAGTTGGCATATTTCCAGTATCCTTACGAGCATTCATTTCAGCAACGAATCTATCATTACCAAGAAAATCGGCGATGCCTATTATAGAGTTCACAGCTACGTCACCCATCATAGCACTACCCATCATTATAGGCTCCGCAACACCTTCGTAAAGTACCTCAGTGGGACCATACATACTAGTACCTAGTTGTTCTGCTATTTGTGGGTCTTGGATAGGCTGAATCGCCTCACCCTTTAATATACCACCGAACTTAGAGGTTGTAGTTGATGTGGTATCTTCTTTTAGTACTCCTCCGAATTTAGATTCCATCAGCTATTTTTTTTATAAATATTGGTCCATTTGGAGATTCTCTATATTCTGCACCAACTGGTAAAGCATCAAATTGTTCTTGTGTAGTAATTACATTTGAGGTATCTATTTTGGGACTTACGTCACTTACACTACCTTCACCACCGACAAATATAGGATTCTTGGATGCTTCATCGTTGATAAATTTTTCCAACTCAAGATTAATGCTTCTTACATCGCTTGTTTTAGTTAACAGATCGCTATAGAAGTTATTAACTTTAATTTGCCTATCAGCCATATTTTTAACTGCTTTAAGTATTCGTTTGTTGGACTCTGGGTCTTTAGTTAATCCAGCACTCCAACTAGCAAATGTTGCCATTTCTCTATCAGATATAGCACCTTTTGTTTCCTCTAAGTACTGAAGCATTAATGGCTCAACTTGCGATTTGAATACCTCTTGATCGGATACATCGAAATCAGTTCCTAAGAAAGCGTTACCAAATTTCTTTAATTCTAGTTTAACATTTTCACCGAAACCAGTTTCTAAACCTTTATCTAATAAAGATATACCCTCTTCGGCTTTTAAGCTTCTGGTTCTAGCTAGATTAGCATCACCTATTTTAGGCTGTATACTTGTTTCAAATACACTTTTTTCTATAGCCGGAGATAGTTTTGATGCTTCTAATTCTGCTTCTCTTAACTTAGCTTGAGCCATACCTTGTGCACCCAAGAAATCAAAGAAATTATTTCTGAGGTCTTTATCTCTAGCTAATGCATTGATAGCCTCATCATCAGTTCCTTCTGGTAAATATTGCTTCAACAAAGAGGAAGTCATTTGTTGCTGTTTCCTTTCCTCCTTTTTTGCTTGAAAATTTTGTATACCTTGCTGAATACCAGTAGCTAAGTTCACAGCAGCTTGTTGCTCCAAAGCCCCAGCTTGAAGTGCGGGGCTTATATCGAGTTGAGATAATTGAATTGGTGATGATCCTCTAAGCATAATTAATTAGTTCCAAATAGACTTAATCCTCTTATTCTGTCCATTTCATTAGTCGCAGCATTTTGGAATGGAATCATAGGTGTTTGAGCTCCTCGGCTACCGAAATCCATACCACCTAGTATATTACCGATGCCTCCGATTGTTTGACCTAATATCTGTCCACTAGCCGCAGCTCCTTGAGCTTGTGCCAATCCTTTTCCTAGAAGCACATTAGCTCTTTGAACATCTGCAGCTGAACCTAGGGTTGCCGCCATTCCGGGGTCTGTGACTTGTGCACCTAGTCCGGATTGTAGAAATATTTGTTCTTCAGCAGAAGGTGTAAATAAGAAAGCAGATGGGTCCACCATAGCAGCTGTAGCTGATTGTAAAGCTCTTTGACGTGCACCAGCGGCTTCTTGTCTACGTGCTCTCTGTGCGGACTCTCTACCTAGAGCGGCTCTAGCTAATGTAGAAGCATCAAGAGTTCTTCCCATTCTTTGCCCTAAGCCTAATGCAGTTTGCTCAGCTGTTCTAGCAGCCTCTACCCCAAGTGGTCCAGCAGCCTCGGCTGTTAATCTTTCCGCTTCGGCTACATCCATACCGGCAAGCTGTGCTAGTCTTGGGTCCTCTAAAGTTCCTCTAATATCTGCACCGTACTGACCTAATAGACCTAACTGACGTAGCTTAGATTCTTCTTGGATGTCACGAATGCCACGAGCTCTCAGTTCCGCTAACTCTTGAAACTGAGGGATAAACTCTCTCTCTGCACCGAGGATAGCTCCCATAGTTTCGGGGCTGTAAATACCAGTTTCGTAAGCTTCTGAAATAATCTCGGAAGGATCTCTTAGTTCTCCGTAAGCTTGACCTATTGTACCAGCTGCTCTTTGACTAGCTTTACGAGCAGACCTAGAACCCAAGGCACCACTGATTGCTTGACCGGCTATTGCACCACCAACTTTACTTCCCAACACCTTACCTATGAGTCCACTCAAAAAAGGTTTAATGGCTCCGATCTTTACGAAGTAATTAAAGATAAGATTATCTAAAGGTCTAAAAAATTCTATTAAAAAGTTTTTCATATTAAGCTGTTCGTTTCCACATATAAGTTACTATATAAGGCATCATATTGTTGTGCGAAGTTGATGCATTTGTTCCACCAGTTGTACCAGTTTGACCTAAATCAGAACCTCTATTGTTTCCGGGTTCAATTCCAACATTTCCATCAAATCCTCCACCGAGTTGTGTATGACTATGAGCTGGTAATCCAGATTCTTCGTGTGTTAGTGTATGTCTGTATTCACCTTCGGTATCTCCAATACCAAAAGTTGTGGTCTGAGGAGATGGTTGATTATCTGTACCAGTTCCTACACCGACCAAAGTTCTACCAGTTGCGTATGCTACCCAAGTCGTATCCCCATTATTTCCAAACATTAATTCATCTGGATTTGTTGATACTGTAGAAATATAAATTGAACCAACTGGATAAACTTTGCTTAGAACTCCGTACAATCCAGAGTTTAACTGGTTGTTAGTAGATAACTTAACTAAATCTACTTCACCGTCTTGAATCTGTAATTGACCAGCTGATGTAACTTCTAATCCGCCGCCTTGTAAGCAAGTACCAGTGCTACCAGTGTAAGCTACAGCAGTCTCTGAAGTGTTGGTAAATTTAGCTGCATCTACTAGATTATCTAGCTTCGTTGATGTTACTTGTTCTGTTGGACCAAAGTCGGTTCCTTTTACTAAAATAGACATATCTTTATGAAATTATTTATTACTATTGTACACTACTTGTCGAGCGGAACGTCTCGGCTCCGGCGATTTTAAGAGATCTAAATCTAGGTCTACCTAGAATACTTGTTAAAGTCACTTGTAAGCCGTAGGCTCTTTTGTTTCCAATGCGTCCTCTGATGGATACATCCTCGTCTGGAGCTATTGATACTCCGCCGAGATAATCACTAGCATCCTTGAGGTCAATAGCTGGCTCTGAGTCTAAGTTTTCAGATACCGCAGCTATAGAAACATCTGATGAGTTATCTGGACCGGACTGCAAATGGAGCTCGAAGTTGTTGAACTTCTTGCGGTCTATGGAACCTAGTGTAAACATTCTAGTAGTAGCTGAACCTTGAACTCTAGTTTCTTTCTCCGTAGTAGTCCCAATATCGGTAATTACTCTATCAATACCATCGGCGAATACTTCTAGTCTATGAATACCACCGTCTGTATTTGTTACGTACACCCCTCTTTTTAAACCTTTACCAGCTATTAGTAATTTAGTGAACTCAAAGGATGAGAAAGTACTACCACTTAAATCTACATTGTTTACTGTATCTATGGATTCCCAACTTTTATTTAAGAAGTTGTAAATCAACAAAGTATTGTTTACCTCTGAGGTTCCAGTAGGAACAGCTAAGTAATATTTGTTATCGAAGTATACGGCACTAGCTTTATCTACGTGTGCTTTGTTTATTGTATCTATTGTCTTCTGTATACTTTCAGATAGTGGCACTTCATTTCCGCGAAGGTTATATAAGTCCACGAAGCTAAGTCCGTAAACACCGTTGTCCGACAAGAATATAATCTGATTGCCGACTTGAATCACTGAGTTTTTGGCAGTTAATCCAACTTCATCTGTAAGTAACTGAGATTGGAATCCACCTAAGTCTCCGTTTCCTACTACTATATGAATGCTATTTCTGTTGAATACAACTAACTTATCGTCAGAGAATGATAACATACCTACGTTAAAATCAGATCTACCAGCATTGAATCTAAACTGTCCGTATACTTGGTCGTATGTATCTGTATCAAGAATATCTGATATAAGAATCTCATCGAATATTTTACGATCCGAATATGTATCAGCTACGTCATCTACGCTATAGCGATAGGGAACCGCGAGTCTGCGTTGGTGATATACACCGTACTCCGGTGCTGGAATATGAGTAAATCCTAAGCCTTCGGAAACCTTACGAGCAAATACTGGTGTACTTGTTAAGCTTTCTCCATCTGTTATATGAGTACTTGTCTTAGATGGATCCAAAAAGAACTCAAATCCAGCGGCTAGAGCTATAGTTTCATCTCCACTTATAGTATGACTAGGATTCTGTGGAACATAGAATCTTACATTAGCTTGATCTACCTCTGCAACAAATCTTTTTCCCTCAATCTTAGTGTCACCACCAAAACCACCTATTATAATTGGGTCTCCGACACTTAATCCGTGACCAATTGCAGTAACTTGAACCCTATATAAACCATCAAACTCACCTCCAGTAATAGATTGTACAACAGCATTTGTTATACTCGTTTCCGAACCAGATTCAAATACTTTAGCTACCGTAAATCTTTCCCCTATTACTAAACCAGATGTTTGGTCACCAGAAAGTGTTTTATCTCCTACTACTGAAATAATATCTCCTTGAGATACTCCGTCTGTTTGGTGTACTACTCCTCGGTTTTCAATCAAAGCGAACTCACCGCTTGCACAAACAATCTGAGTGGGCTGACTATACTCTCCGCTTGACACCTTGTCTAAGGTTGGCTCTGTATTAATATTTGTAGCGGATAAATCTTTTTCAAAGGGTGTATCTCCTTTGCGGAATATAATCAGTTTATTAAATGCTTGAATCATTTCTACTGGAGATGAAATGGTCTCACCTCCGGGATATGCTAAATCGTATTCAGTACTAGGATCTGAAACTTTGATTGCTACAGCTTTTGTGTTAGCGGCTAAAATTATATAGCTTTCGGACTCATCGTTGGGATCAGAGAAAATACAAGAACCATATACTTCATTGACGGCATCATCATTGAGTGCCGGAGTTCCGGCTAATTGTGCACCACCGATAATTATAGTTCCAGATGCTGAAGTGTAAGTTTTGTCAGTTAATTTTAACGTAGTAGAACTAGTAATAGTAGCTTCATAGTTTCCAGTTGTAGTAGCTGGAGATATAGTTGCTCCACTTAAATCAAACAAAGTTATATCAACTGTACCAGATGTACCTAAACCGTGACTAGAACCAAATGTAATAACTAATTCATTGCTTACTACAGAAGCCGTTCCACTCAAATCATCATCTAAATTAAAAGGTAAAGTCAAAGCTGATCCACCTACAGATAAAGGTGCCTTAATATTATCAATACCTTTACGAGTTTGCCACTCGCCGTTTTGAGCCATTCTACCATTTTGGCTATCAAATAAAATACCAGAGGTCAACTGGTCTGGGCGTAGACGATTATTGAATCCAATGAATCCGCGGTCTAGCTCCTCCAACATTCTGTCATCGAAGCGAGTGTATGTATCGTATCTTGCCATTATTCGTACCAACCTTCTTGGTTGTATTCACTTTCTAAATCCTTGAAGTACTCTAATATAAAGTTAAACATACTAGCAGTCCCAAGCCTTTCTTGACCAATAGTTAGCGGACATCTTTCCTTTACCTTTGATGCCAGCACTACGAGCACAATAGCTTTTCTTACGAGCTGGTATATTCTTTTTGATTTTCATATTCGCATCTCCGAAACGAATAATCTTTTCTTTACCACCTTCGCAAGCTTTTACTACGAACTTCTTGCCGCCTTGAACATCTCGGCGAGGTACGTTGCACTTCATCTTCTTTTTGTCTGGCATTATAAATTAATTTTATTGTTTTTTAAATCGTCTATGTATTTAGCTTCTTCTGGACTTAACTTATCTATTTCTCCGCTTTGCAATTGATCAATGTATTTATTAAAACTCCTTAATCCTCCACCTCTTTCATCATCAAATTTTCCTTCATCTCTTAAAAAATTTTTTTTATTTAATTTTATTAAATCCTTAAAGTCCTCAAATGTTCTTTTTCCTAATTTACCAGTTATAGGATCTGTCATATTTTTTTCCATAATAGAACCTAAAATAGCATCCAATGGAGGTTTAGTAGCTTGGGGCATAGAGCCTAATACTGGAATAGGAGTTGGGTCCATAGCACGAAGTTTCATACCAGAAGCATCTACACTGTAAGCAGCTTTAATGCTACCGTCTGGGTTTCTCTCTATCTTAATCATTACTTCTTACTCCTTACTTTTGCTTTTGGTGTGTTGCTTACAAATTGTTTTCCTTTTGCTCCTCCAGCTTTTTTCTTGCGAGCTGTAGCCGCTCTTTCAGACTTAGTGAGACTCTTGGCTTTAGCCATTGGAAGACAACGGTCTGGTCTTTTCTTATCTTTTGAGGTTCCACAAGGTCCTTTGATTGAACCGTCAATTCCGATTCGTACCCAGTTTTGTTCTCTCCACTTTTTGAGCTCACCCATTATTTCTTCTTCTTAGATTTCTTTGCGTAGTTAGGGTCTTTACAGTACTTACTAGCTGCCATATTAGCATAAGCACTAGGATACTTATCAAAAGTCCTACGTGCCCAAGCGATTCCTTTTTTACAAATCTTAGCCATTATACTTTCTTACGTGTTGAGCCTACGCTAGGACGGCGTATAGCCTTTGCTTCACTTTCGGCGGCACAAGCAGAACAGCAAGAACCCTTCTTCTTGTCTCCGATTACTACAACTGATATAAGTCCTCCGGGCATTACTTACCGTAGCCTTTCTTCATTTTACCTTTACCTTTACCGACTCTTTCGCCGCAACTTCCTTTTCCGTATTTGTCCATAGTTATTTCCTCTTGATTAGTGTTATTGCTAGTAAACAAAGTCCCATAAATAAACCAACAAATGCTGGCTCTGGTACGCTGTTGTATTCTACTGAAAGTCTGTAATCCACTTCGTTCCAATTGTATTGGACTCCCTCGTATAGTAATCCATCGAACTCACTGTATGCCCATTCTGGAATAGAAGGTACATAAAAATAGTTGTAATCATTTGATGCAAAGTTATCACCCCAATCGTAATCAGAGTTTGTTATAGCTAGTGGACGTGTTGTGGCTTCGTGGCTCATTTTTTGAAAAGGGATGTAAAGATTGAGGCAAACTCTTTGAAGAGCTTAGAGATGAAGTTATCCTTAGGTAAAAACATCACTACTATTGATATTATACCAATGTAGGCAAATGCTATACCGAGCATATTGTCTTTGTAGTTATCGAATATATATTTAAAAAATTCCATTATTATATTGGTGATACTTGCCGATGGGGGTTTACCTCGCCATCCATTGGCTCAAAGGGTGTTTCTATTGTGGGTAAATCGGACTTGACATCATTGGACTCTGTGCTAGTTTCAGAGGATGAATTACTTTCTTGAGATTGGTCTTTACTTTCAGTTTGCTGTTCTTGGGTTTTCTCTTGCTTATCTTCTTTATCTTGTTCTGAATCGCTTTCTTTAACCTCTTCACTTTCCTCTGATGAACTATCTTCTTTTGATTCTTGCTCTTGGCTTTGGGACTCTGATGATTTATCAGTTTGTTGTGGCTGATCGCTTTGAGAGGAACTTTCGGCGGAAGAACTATTTGAAGAAGGAGAGGTTCCTTGTGTGGTGTCCGGAGCGTCAGCAGCTGGTTGAGAAATCTGTGACTGTTCGGAAACCGCAGCGATCTTCTCAGCGATAACCACTTGACCCCAATCATTCAACTCGTGGAAATCAACAAAGGTATCAATGAACATTGGAACTTCGATACGCTCTTCGACAACATCGTTTGCGATGTTTGCCACGAAGACTTCTGTTTGATCTACAGCAACCGTTGTCTGAGCAACTGCGGCTGTACTTACAGCGACACTACCAGCAGTTCCTAATTCGCTAACCTTCTGTACAACCGGAAGGTCTTTTATTTTTTCAAGAAGAGATTTTTTAAGTTGCTTACTAGCTGACCTAGCTTGCTTGATAGCTTCAGCAGACTGCTCTTTAACTTCTTCAGCACTTTGATAATCTTTGCCTTCCAATACTTGGGACAAAGAATCTCGCAGTTCTTTGAGTTTTTGTTTTGCAGTTTGCTTATCCATTTACAAAGTTTACAATTCATAATTATTTACTTACTGCGGCACTTCCAAAGTAAAAGGAAATGATACTAATAATAGCTGTCTTGATTTCTGGTAAAATTATATATCCGTGTAAAGTTTCATAGGTTGTACCCTTAGAGAATCCAAACCATTTGCTGTAATCAGTAGCAACTGTAACTCCTTCTTCACTATGTGCTAAAATAAACGGTGCAATGATGACACCAAATAAAACTGTGAAAACAATTATACGTCTAGTCCAAGCACCAAAGGCATCTACCCTAGCTGCTGCGGCATCTGCACTATCGTCCGATGCTTTTTGTTTTTCAATTAGTCCCTTAGTAAGTGCTGCTTGATTTTGTACTAGTGTACCTACTAATTTAAAGATAAAGCCACTGGCTCCGCCTCCTAACATTGCTAATAATTCTGTACTCATTTAAGTTCCCTCCATAGTTTATAGATTGATAAAACTGTTAAAGTAATTAGAACAAATTTTGACACTACACCGAGCATAAGGTCTACGTTCTGTATTGTATCCGTGGCTATCCAGCCGAAGATACCAACGGATAATCTTTGTAGTGTCTCCTCCATACTAGACTTCCTCTGGTTCCGGGAAGGTGACGCTATTTGTAATAGCTGACTCTTCATCTTCTGTTAGTTCGTATCCGTCTACAACAAGGGCGTACTTGCTGTCAGCAGTCACTTGTGGGTAAGTGTGATAACGAGTACCAGAACCTACTCTATGGTAAGCATAGCCCCGTCTAGCACCCTCTGTGTCTGCTCTTGCAATAGCATCGTCTAGTGTTTCGTATACTAAGTAATTGATTGTAATTTCTTCGCTCATAATTATGA